CTTAGCAAACTGTCTCTTACTCTTGATACCTCTTACTCTTGTTAGCTCTTGTTCTTCAGCTATCTTCTGATTGAAGATAGCGGTCTCAGCTGCTTGTTGACGTTGAAATTTATTCATCTGTCGCGTGAAGAATTTCTGTTGTTCTGCCATCAGCCTACGAGATTCTCTACGATTCTTTTCTGCTTCTTGTCTGTACACCTGCTCTTGTCTTTCGGCTGCTTTACGCATTGCTCTTTCACCAGTTACACGACCCATCGCTGACTTCGTAAAATCAGTCGTGGCATCAAAAGCTGACGAAACGGCACCCTTGACTCGCTTCGTCACACTTCTAGTTTGTTTCTTCACCCATGATTTAATACCAAACTCTGGATATCCTGTCTCAGGGTTAATCTTATTCATAGGGTCACCAACAGTAAACTCTGCTATATCAATCTCTGCCATAGCAAAGACTTCATTAAGCATCTCAAATACTTCTGGGTCTTGTGCAATTGGTGCGGGTATTACTACCTCACCTGGAGTCATGTGTGCTAGGACAACATCTCCACCTCGTCCCGCATCTTCCCCTTCTTCCATAGTCATAGGGAGTTCTTCACCACCTAGTCCCATCTCTGCTGCTTGTTGCATAGGGTCGATTCCTGCGGCTGCCATCTCAGCATCTGTCATTCCTTCATCTGTGTAAGGAAATTCTTGGTCTCCAACTGTGGGCATAGTTACCCCCTTTCTTGTTGTTTATTGGATTGAATAAGTTTTGTAATAAGTTCTCTCTGTCCGCCTCTAAATGCCCACTCTTCTCGAGTTACATCCTTAGAGTATTCAAGAGGAGGATACATCTTTTCCAGAATCTTTATTAACTCTGGTTCGACGTATGGTATCTTTTGTCTTTGGGACATTAAGATTCTCCTCAAGTGCTGTGATTCTTTTATCTAATGCTTGTAAGTATTCTTTCATTTGTTGTTCATTCAAAGAATTACTTATACTTAATTGTCTAGCTGGTGATATGTCCATCTAAGTTGCCTCCACTAAATCTACGACTTCGCAAGAACTCCCACTACATGCCAATGTCTGGGAACCTTTAGTTGTATCCTCAGTCTCATACTCTTGAAGTTTACTACAGTCTACTTCAGGCATAGCCTTACTTAAAATATTATAACATTCTTCTGATATCTCTTCAAAGGGAGCCTGTTCGTATACATGGTCAACCTTGGGTAGAAAAGATATACCCTGAATGTCATCAAAGTTTTCTAAAATCCACGCTCCTATTGATAAGAACTCATCATCTGTATAGTGTATAGTAATAGAGGGGTTGTGGTCACACCAATGATTCTTATATACTCTCCAAAGTTCAAGGTGTTCTAATGCGGTTACATCCTGTGCAGCCCTACTGTGACTATCCGTAGATAAGGGGAAGTTAAACACTCCCGTGGATTGTGGGTTAAGTATACAATCCTCTACAGGTATTCCAGCATCTTTAAGAAATCCATATATAGGGTCTTTCTTATCCACCCGTACTCTTCTTATATAATAAGATGCCCATCTAGGGTGTATACCCGATGCTGTATTTGCTAGGCAGGACACAGTACCACTTGGTTTAACACAAGTAATCGCAGCCGACCTATTGATACCTATCTTATCCGCCCATTCTATATTAGTCTTACGAGCATGCTCACGCCATCTACCTAGACGACCAGATAATTTCTCTAGTCCTTCCTTGCCCCACATCAATGGGTTGTCATAGATTCCCGTGAATGATACACCTAGCAGCCTCTCTTCTTCCACATTCTTTTCCCACTCCGTACTAAGGAAGGGGAAATATGTCATTGAAGATTGACAGGTTCCTAGGATTGTAGCGTACTCAATTTTTCTTTTGATATCCGCAATCTTATCGTCACTACGGATAATAACTTCAGTCAGGTTACAGAACTGTCTTGGTCTAAGGAGAATCTCAGCACATGGATTCAATCCATATTCTATAGTATTGTCTCTACCTAACCAATCACATTGTTCTTGTGCTCCAGTCCTATTATATATTCCTCGTTCTCCTGAATGAGAATCATATAACGATTGCCACTCAGACATGAATTCAGTCAAGGATGGTTTTCCTCGGTACACAGCGGAGTTGTTAGCCAACGCCCTATGTCCTGAGCCTTCCCACCATGCTCCACTCTTACACTTAGCCATAGACCTATCTCCTAGGTCGGACAGTGAAATCATGGCACTACGTCTAACACCACCTACTATAATAGACTTGGCGATAACACAGCAGATATCATGACACTCTAGTGTAGTCAACTTACGACCACGAGCATTATAGAATGTATTAGTAATGTATTTAAAGACTGCCTCTAATGGCTCTGGTCCACTAGCCCTGCCTCCGAAGGTTTTAAGTTTCGCTCCCGCAGGTCTAATAGCAGACACATCCCATGTAGGGTGTATCCCTCTATTCCATAGATAATCCATTAGATTCTTTAGGCTCTCAGCCCAACCCTCTTTAGAGTCCTGTACCTTAATCGTGAAACCAGAATCTCTGGTAATCGTATTAGGAACAGGCTTAAGTTTATCTATACACCTAGCCTCTACGGAGTATCCTACTCCTGTACCATTCATTAATATATACATAAGCTCTGAGAATGCTACTAGAGAATCAATCTCTAGATAAGAACAGTTGTAAACACAAGTGTTGTCCCTATCAGCCGCAGGTCCAGCAGTCATTAAAGCCCTCATCGAAGGCATAACCTCTAGATTTAATATAGCATTCTTTATTTCTGGGGTATCATTTAAGTCAGGAAACTTATCACACATCCAATCCCAATATCTTGAGACAGTTTCGTCCCAAGTTTCTCTTCTATTCTCTTCCTCTAACCATCTTGCATAGCGTGATATAGCTATGAATTGTTGGAATGAATCCATTAATTCTCTCCAGTACTTCCAAAACCCCCACCTTGACGTTCAGTAGAGTAGTCCTGTATAAACTCACTATCTGTACATACCATAAAATTAGGTATTGAAACAGGTAAGAACAGCATCTGGGCTATCCTAAGACCAGACTCTACATTAAAAGAAGTATCCGAAGTGTTTTTCAGAGCCACCATTACGGTACCTCTATAGTCACTATCAATAACTCCAACAGTATTAGCTAACACAATCCCATGCTTGGTACTAAGACCAGACCGTGGTACAATAAGCCCACAGTATCCATTGGGTATAGCTATTTTAAAACCCAGAGAAATTAACTTTGTTTCATTCGGATGAAGGGTTTCAGTACCTTTAACTACAGCCTTTAAATCAAACCCTGCGGCTCCATCAGTAGCTATAGAGGGAATAGAAGACCACTCTTTATCCATACAAATCCTAATGTGTTCGGTTGTTAAAATCATATCATCCTCCAGTAATACTATTATACCCGTTTCTAGGGAATATACTTAGGAATGTCCCATAATATAGGACACTCGTTTTCTTTATCATAATCTTCCATCCTAAGAATCCTTACGCATCTAGCCTGAGATAAGAAATACTCGTAGTCGTAGCCCCTCTCTTCATAAGACCACCATACTTCTTGCATCCAATCTTCGGAATCAAATATACCTATCTCTTTCTCAAAGAACTTCTTACCACACTTAGGCAAACCAGGTATACTATCTGTACTATCGCCAGCTATAACCTGTTCAGCAAAGAATCTATCTGCTTCTTCTTTGGATATCTCTCTAGGTTCCTTTTCTTTATCGGGGTTCCAGTGCCATCCAGGAACTCCCTTTAGGTCTTTATCTATTGTAACAGAAATGGCTGACCCTGATGATGAGCCCATACCCATTATATCATCTGCCTCCATCCTATCCATAGTCTTTATCGTAGCCATATTCTTTATTAATTCCATAGCATAACTAAGGCAATCAGGGCTCGGTCGTGAGTCTCTATTACCTTTGTAGGTAGACCAGCAATCTCTCCTGAAATTATTAGTACGGTTACAGGATAAGGCTACTATAGCCTGACACCCCTCTGGTGTCCACTCCTTAATATCGTTGGCTATACGCCCCTCTAGTTCATCTACCCCTTCCACATCTGCCCAAAAAGCAGCCCTGTAAGCTATGATGTCTCCATCAAGTATAGCTATATTAGGTTTCTTCATCTTCATCTCCTTCTAAATCTTCTATTATATCATCTAAGTATTCAATCATCTCTTCGTATATTTCTCTTAGAATATCATTTTCCGTAACTTCATCCTTTACAGAAGTACAGAACTCGCAATCACAATCAATTTCTCCACATGTATCAGCATCTAACCCACACCACATAGGAAGATACTCCTTAATCTTATTGGTCAACTCTTCCCATGTTCCATCATTTAAAAGAACCCAAGAGAATAACTCACCATAATCCTTGTTACCATCTTCTATTCTCATAGACATTTCTTCCGATGGGTCTTTCCTCCAAGGGAAATCGTTTTCATATAGTTCCCTATCGCCAGAAGATATAAATATCTGAGTAGCACTATAGTGTCTACCGTATGCTACCTCATTAAGAAATCTACAATCATCTACGATAACAACATACTCCCAGAATTTATTACCATCCGTTAGTAACTCTTTCTCCTCATCCCATAGTGATAAGAATGTCTCATTAAATTTCTTTATGAAATAATCAGGGTCTTCCTCCCTATGTTTCTTCCCTGCTTCTTGGCAATACTTCCTATACTTCTCTGGTTCCTCTACCTTAGAGTAACCTGCATCTTCGGACTCTCTCTTGATAACGTCAGCAAAAGATATAATCCGTGGTCGTAATCCTTTGCTAAATGCGTATTCAGCGATATACCTAGCAAGGGCAGTCTTCCCGACTCCTCCCTTACCACCTAACATTATGAATTGCATTATCTAACCTCCCTATATAACTCAGCAGGGGAGACACAAGTTTTAATTTGGTGTCCACATAGCTGTAAAATCTCACATATTAATGTAGCACAGGTCTTTGGTTTCTTAACTCCAAACCATCTTGTAAAGAGAAACCAACATATAATTTCATGCGGTGTACCTCTAAATAATCCTGAGATAATCTTATCTATACCTTCTACATCTATTTCTAAATTACCTATATCAATTAAGATATCAGGCTCCCCTAAAAAACTATCAACAGTCTCTATAGATGCAAAGGTAGCATCCATACCCATCAAGGCAACCATTGAATTGTTTCCTATTTGTATATGACAGTGGGTAATATTAGAGAATGAACATAATCTTATTAAAGTTAACAAGATAGTCTCGTAATAATATTTCCATTTATTCGTACCTCTCCCACCTAATGGGTGTGTGTACATATAAAAACCTATCTTAACATCTTCGTATATCATTGATATAATATATACAAACCAAGGTATACCGCTAACGCATGTTCAACTATAGCACCCTCGGATTTCTCCCAACCCCGTAGCATATACATAGAATCTACTTCGAATATTTCATCTATGTCTCTCTTCAATGCAACCCTAATATCTGATAGCTGACCTAACCCGCTTTCATCATCCATCCTAGCGGGGTTTACAACCTCGTATATATTCTTATTCTTTAGTTTACTTTCCGCAGCATAAAATGCTGGGTAGTTACACTCATCGTGTCCTCTCATAGGACCAGCAATGTATATTTTAATTAAATCTGTCATCTCTTTCATTAGTGACACTCGCTCCAATTCTTTCCAACTCTGAAATCTCCTTCTAAAGGAATCTTACAACCTAATCTTTCACCCGCCTCTTTAATACAACGGCAACCTAACTTCCCTACCTGTTCCGCTAATGCTGGTGGACATTCTAATTGCCACTCATCATGTACTGTTGCCATGAATTTTACAAAGTGATGTAGTTTATTATTCTTTAGCTTTCTATCTAGAATACACTGTGCTAGTTTCATAACAACAGCACCATCTCCCTGTAACTGTACATTCAATGCAGCGTGGGCTGACCTACACGGTACGTATCTACCATCCAATAACTCTATACTATTGGTTTTCTTAACCTGTTTCTTACAGTCATCTATCACTTTCTTAAGAGCAGGTAAGCCATCTAAGAATTGCTTCTTCAGTTTCCTTCCTATATAAGAAGACTTCCCTACAATCTGTCCAATTTTAGCATCACCAGCACCATAGATAAACCCATAGAAGAATGTCTTAGCATCGCTTCTATTAGATAACCCCGCTAATCTCTGGTTCTCTGTGTGTATATCCTTCTCAACGATAATCCTACCATACTCCCCCTCATCAAAGGGATACATCCTATTGCCTAGCATCCTAGCCTCAAGACCCTTGGCATCTATCCCCACTTGAACCCAACCTTCTCTCGGTACGAACAATCGCCTTGCCCTAGGGTCTCCCGATACTTGCTGCAAGTTAGGTTGGCTAGCTGTCATCCTACCTGTGACTGTACCCTGAGGATTAATTGAGCCATGTATCCGACCATCTCTAGAACTACTAGCCCTAGTTATCCAGTCGGTCACCTGTCCCATGAGTTTAATTATATTAAAATACTCTACCAATACCTTAGCCTCAGGGAAATTTAGTTTCTTTAGTACAGTCTCATCTACCTTTGGGTTTCCCTTATCTGTAAGAGGTGGCTTCCAGTTATATTTCTCTCCAAGTCTATCAGCAATTTGTTTACGAGAACCAGGATTAAAACTAACTACCTTGTCCTTCAATCTATTGCCTGTTTTATCAGAGTATCTCTCTATAATCTTAGTAGGAAATATCCTTTCGAATCCGTTATCTATAACTTCTTTTCTTTTAAGTAGAGTATCTTCTAATTCCCTTGCCTTATCTAAATCAAAACCAAAGCCATTGTTTATCTGCTCTGCGATAATCTTAGATAAGATATGCTCAAAGGCTATGACTCTTTCGTTACTCATTATAAAACTGAGTTGCTTCAGGTATATAGCCTTATTAACTTTAGTATCCTGAGCACAGTAAGATAACATCTCTTCAGTGAATGCTTCCCATCCACCATCGTAGTCATCTTTATATATACCTAATTGTTTACCCCATGCCTCCAAAGAGTTTCCACCAAACGGATGTTGGTTTCTATCTGGGTACATTAGCTTACTAACAATAAGAGTATCTATAGTATCGGTATCTATCTTACCATACAATCTCTCAAGCATAGGTATATCATACATAGTTATATTATGCCCGACTAATAAGTCAGCATTCCTAAGCATTTCAACACCCTCTTCTATTTCGTTTGGACCCAGTGTTAGCATGTTATCACTATCTAAATCCAACAACACCATACAATGTACGGTATCTCCCTCTGGAATAACTCTTCCCTTCTTACCAAGAACAATCTCAGTAAGACCATTCCCCTCAATATCAAATACGATACGGTTCATGAGTATCTCCTTTCAATATTTTTTATCGCCATCTTTTGACCATGAGGTGAGGCATCAATCATTGCTTTACTTAAGATACGTATATCGTTTCTATTAAAATCCTCAAACACAATACAATCAATAGAAGTATATCCCAATTGTCTTGCTGCCTCTACTCTGTTATTTCCAGTGCAGATAATAAACATATCATCACCACAATTCATCTGTCTACAGATTTCAAATTTCTTTCCCCAATAGCTATCACCTGTCTTTTCTCTAGGAAATCTATTCCTATAATCTTTAAAGTATCTATGAATTAATACAGGATTTATTAAACCATCTTGAGGTATACCATTCAGTAGTTTATTTAATGTCTTATCTTGAGGAGGACATCCATATACAAGTTTATCTATATTAATTTCCGTAATCAATCCATCCCGAACTTTGTGTCTCATAGCCGACTCAAGGTACATAAAGTATCTCCTTTAATAATATCTCCACATTCCTTTTTCCTGCCAATTTCTAGGCGGAGCTTCCTCACTACCTAGAAATTCAACATTAGTGTAGTGCTTTCCATCTGAGTGTATAACACTAGTATATATATGATTGTTATGTGTATAGCTAACCTGTATCACACTCAATCCTCTTGTTATATTGGTGGGTACATTAACCATACCCTTACCAAAGTCCATAGGTATCGAGTGGTCTCCTGATTCCATTACGGTTAAGTCGTTACCTAACCTAACAGACTCTCCACTTTCTCCCATAAATTCCATTACATTATTTTCTTCAGCCATTTTTATTCTCCATTATTAACAGGTCTAAAGGATGAGGTATTTTCAGAAGGTAGAATATCTACTTCTTCTAGTCTACCTGTCTTACGATTAAAGAACAAAGCACTGGCTATCCCTGCTCTACCTGTTAACCTATTCTTTAATACTCTAACGGTAGTAGTATTAGCAACAGACTCATCTTCATTCTGTCTGTCTCGTTCCAATCCCACGACAACATTAGGTACACTAGACAGTGAACCAGAACCACGAAGGTCTTGTAAGGTAATCCTATCTCCCTCTTCGTATGCTTTGTTAGTCTTCTTAAGTTGTGACACCACATCAATCCGAACACCTGTTCTACTAACCAATGCCCGTAGTTCTTTCATGATGTTATCTATAAGCAAACGCTCAGAAGAACCACCATCAAAATCACTAGATGCACCCATCAATCCCGCAGCCGCTGCAGTAATATGGTCTAACACAATGACATCTACCTTGAGAGATACCGCCATGTATTCCATCCTAGCACATAGATTCTTTAATCCATTGTTTCCTAAGTGGTCATACACATAGAAGGATGTCTGTCCTAATCTTTCCCTAGCATCGGCATACTCTTTATCTGAAAGGTCATCAATGATATCCATAAAGATTTCTTCTTGACCCATCTTCTCCCTTAGACTATTCATTAACCTAGCAGCCTTGATAGCCCTAACAGGTTTACTAAGCATTAGAGAAATCATATCATCCATAGTTTCCTTAGGTGCTTCCTCTAACATAATAGCTCCTACGCTTCTGCCTTCATCAAGGTGGTGATGCATAAGTTCTCTTAAGATTGTAGACTTACCTGAGCCAGTACCACTAGCCCAAAGAGTAATCTCACCTGACCTCTGTCCAATAAGAAACTCAGTCAAAGAATTAAATGGGAAGGGGTATACCCTTGTATCAGATAAATCTTGAGTATCTATAACCTTAGAGATATGAAGAATCTCATCTGGTGAGTATGGTTGTGCTTCCCATAACGCAGACACAGCCTCACTAGCCTTGTCTTGCTTGAGACATTCATTACCATCCTTACATGGTAGTGTTGCCATCTTACATTTTCCAGGTGGTAGTAATTCCGCAACTCTTAGCATCGCTTCCTTACCTGGCTCGTCTTGGTCAAAGCAAAGTACTACCTCATCATAAGATACTACCCATTCTAAGTTATCCTTAATTGCTTTAACAGCACCAGCTGCTCCATTAGGAAGAGACACTACGCCCCATCGACCACCTAGCATTTGGTTGATAGCCATGCAATCGTATTCACCCTCTGTAATAATGATTCTCTTACCACCCTTACGCCATAGGTGTTGACCCCATAACGTAGGACTAGAGTTATCTCCATTCCAAAAGAATTTCTTATTAGGTCCTCGCATATGCTGAGCAACTAATGTCCCATCTTTATAGTAGTTAGCAATCTCTAACTTCTCTTCCTTATTACATTGGTAATTATATTTAGTAGCGGTATCTTTAGTGATACCCCTCTTATGATTACCAATACATTCCCCAGTATATTTTGTAAAATCTAAAGATTTAGTCTTTGGTTTCACCTTCTTAACTCCTTCTTCAGAACTATAATAACCACAACTAAAACAATAGCTATGTCCATCATCATAATTTGCTAGGTTATCCCCAGCCCTATCGTGTCCTTTGGTAGCACAAGAGGGACATCGCCCTCTACTTGTTACTACACTTTCTTCTTCTGTCTTCATCAATCTCCATCTCCATCATCTATAATACAACCGTTATTCTCTTCTTTAATCATATCCATTCTCCTGTTAGATACTTACCATTGAATTTTAAGTTTACACAGTACTGCTTAAGCTTATCCATCCACCACTCCATTGGTTCTACTGTTGGGTGTAGG